ACAGCACCAAGATCTCCGAACTGGCCGGGTTTCTGAGATCGATAGACCTCGACTTAACGTTGGAGAATATTTGGGACTTAGTCCCGCTCTCTTTCGTCGTTGACTGGTTTACCGGTTTTGGAGACCTTCTTGACCGAATGGATCAGATGTCGGAAGTCGATTCATACGACATACGACAAACGGGCCTTTCTGTCAAGACGACAAAGAGTCTGATTTACCGTCAAACATCAGGTAGAACAGACTGGCATGGTCGGATTTCTGCTACTTATTACAAGCGCAGTTATCTGGCTCTCCCGATCCAGCCGTCCCTTACCTCCTATCGCACATCCAACCAGAAATTTGATCACTGGTTGGAAGGAACAGCCCTCGTTGTTCAAAGACTATGAGGGTCCGGTGTTTAAAGCCGGAGAAAGGACACAATCATGTCCAAGTCCACATCGTTCGGTTTTACCGACACAGCAGACGGGGGCAACACTACCAAGTCGTTGACCCGGCCGAATCTGAATTGGGCAGCTGACTTTGTTTCCACCAGCGATGGTGACAGCAAAATTCTACTGGCCAACAAGACTTCCCCGCTGGATCAGGTGGAACGCATCCGTATGGAAGCGTCAACCATCCAGGACATCTACAAGGGAACGTCCATTGATCCGACAGTCTTTGCTCCGTCCCGTCAGGGACTCAGCATTGTCTGCCAGGTTATGGATATTCTCCGCGTGACTGAGTCGACCGTTCCCACCTACCAGGTGGATCTGCCGATCAGTGCCCACATTGTGGTGAAGGTGCCATTAAGCACCTACGTCACTGCGGACAATGTCTTGGCTGTCGCTGGCCGCGCCGTTTCGTGTTTGTTCAACTCGAACGACGTTACCAACGCCAGGGTCACAGCTCTGCTGCGTGGCTCCATGACTCCTCCCGGCCTTTAAGTCAGAAACTTGAAGTTCCGGAGGTAATGGTATGTCACTCAGTAAGAACCAGAACTTCGAGTTCTGGAAAGCGGTCGAAGCTAAGCTTCGGTCCTTAGTCCTCACATGTTGTGGCGATACTCTCGTCGATGGAGATCGCACGACTGTATCTCAGGTGCTTATTTTATGGGCGCTTGTGATCCAGGACCTCTGTGGGGCGACTCGTCTCCGATCGAACAAGCGACTTGCGAACTGGCTTTTACAGCTGGCAAGCTTTTCTATTGACTCGATCGTGGATACCCTCAAGTATATCTCGTCCACCATCCGCGATATCAATCGTGACATGGGAACGATCTGTACTTGGGCTGACTTTAAACATCAGCTAAGGGGTGTGGAGGGGTTTGTTCCTGCAGTTGCTGAGCCTTTCAGTGACTTGTTGGAGCTTTTCCTTCATGAGCCATCACCGGCCCTTCTGCATTGCCTTCTTACCGGCCTGGAGTTTCCCTGTAGGATGACGATTGAGAAATTGCCATCGCTTTTGCATCGAGAGATGCAGAAGTACAGAGACCTCGAGTCCGAGATGAAGGTTTGGCGCTACCCTGCGGGTACTTTGGCTGAGCTTCGTTCAATCGTACAACTCGGTTTATCCGACCTGTGCGACCACGATTTTCGGCCGAAGCATGGCTCTGGCGTTACTTCCGAAAAGATCGGAAGGGATTCTGACAGCAAGTATTCATTACTGCTACAGACAGGTCCTACCGCCAGACTGCGCCACCTTTTCTGCCAAGAGGGGATTTCACATCCACTCCTGCATGATAAGATGGTGACCGACAGAGTTGCGTGTCGCGTACTTTTTGTCCCGAAGGGTGCTAACTCCAAAAGAGTTATCTCTGCTGAGCCCACTGTTAATCAATGGGTGCAGCAATCCCTTTTGAGACATCTGGCTGATTTCCTTCCTCGCTCGATTTTTCGAGTGACGATGGACGATCAGACGCGTAATCAGAAGCTGGCTTATGAGGGGTCGTGGTCGCGTAATTACGCCACTATCGATCTCTCATCTGCCAGTGACACAGTCACCTACCAGTTGGTCCAAGCCCTCTTTGAGGGTCACTGGATCTGGAAGTGGTTGTGGTCCTGCCGTACGCGTTTCGCGACCTTGGAGAACGAATGGATTACCTTAGAGAAGTTCTCTCCCATGGGATCAGCAGTTTGCTTCCCCATCGAGAGCATTGTCTTCTCCGCCATCGTTCTCCTCGCAATGCAGAGGAAGGGTGTACACCATAATTTTGTGGTGTACGGGGATGATATCATTTGTCATAGTAGTGTCTACGATGAGGTCCTTGAAATCCTCAAAGAGATGCACTTCTCAGTGAATGAGAAGAAGTCCTTCTTCCCGGAGTCTCCCTTTAAGGAGTCCTGCGGGAAGGAGTACTACTACGGCAACGACGTCACACCTTTTCGGATACCGCGCTTCTTCCAGGGTATGGAAAGAGCACAGGACCTAAAGGGTAACCCCCGACTGCTCGATTCGTGGGTTAGTCTGGCAAACGGGCTGTTCCAAGCTGGCTTGATGTTAGCTCGGAGCTACCTTGTTCACAGGCTCTTGTCAATATGCCCGAATGTCCTCTTCACTGAAAAGTGGAAGACACCCGGAGTACTGACATACGAAGCGACAAACTATCACCTTCGTGAGAGGTACGAATCTGAGAACTCTATGTTCTCCGTATCTCTCAGGAAAACGAGGGTGAACTATTGTCGTGGTCGTGTACTGCAAGCACTTCATGTGCAAACAGTGCAGAGCCCTGGTTCGGATGATATCCGATACCAGATGATGCTTGAGCAGATGAAATATTCTACTCGAGAATCATTGGAACGTCCAGACCAACGCATAGACCTAGCAGTTGGCCC